AGATGGCCAAAGTAGATATGCCGTGGGTCAAAGAACAGTTGACCAACAACAAAACTAAAAGAGTTGTTGGTGATCATGTTATTGCCCTACTAGAAAAGTGGGAAGAACTAAAGAATACAGATCCAGACCCACAAAAGAACGAAGCAAACCTAAGTCAAATTATTGAACTATTTGGTAAATTGGCGCTAGGTCATGCAATTATTGTAGACACTAAAAATGAAAGATGGGTGCCAGCACAATCTGGTCAGATCGTTGTTGCCGATGAAGTCAGAGTTAAATGGAACGCATTTGATGGCGATATGGGTAAATTGCATAATGGACGCCGTGGCAAAGTAGTAAGTATTAGATACGGTGACATTATTGTTAAAACAACGGACGGAAAAGAACCTGTCTTAGACGGATTCCACTACACGCCACAACAGCTAGAGAAACGAGTTCCATAGTGAACTCCGCTACTTTTAAGTTTAGAGTTGATGGTAGTGACTATCAAAATATTCAAGATAAAGCTAAAAAAGAATTATCTGGATTTATTGACATTGAACAAGAAGAACTTGGTAAGTATGTTTCTTATGAGCTAGAGATAGAGCCTAGCTTAAAAATACCTAGTACTTATTCATATACTGCTCTAGTGACTGCGAGGTTGAAGAATGTCTGAACAAGCAAATAATAATGTTCCCCCTATTAATGATTATGCTAAACAGACTTCTGATACTCCACATCGTGTAGAAGCCTTGCGTGAGGCTGCTCGAATCACTACGCAAGATAGAAACGCTAATTATGGCGGACCAGAAGAAAACTTTACAAGAACTGCAAAGATTTGGTCCGTTATTCTTGGTGTAGAAATAACCAATGAGCAAGTAGCAATGATGATGGTCGGTCTTAAAATGGCACGTTTTGCTCATGGTTCTGGGTTCCAACCTGACACATGGATTGATATTGCTGGATACGCTGGGTGCGGTTATGAAGTAGGAAAGATAGCGTCAGAAAAATAAACTAGTTTCTTGGAGGGGAAGATGACGGACCTTGTGCCGCCTTGGAAATATGAAGAACCGCTCTGCGCCGAAATAGGCGCAGAGTTGTTTTATATCGAGGATAAAGATGAAGTAGTTGTTGGTCAAAGACTTAATGCTTATGTTGAAGCTAAAAAGATATGTTCTTCTTGTGCACATCTAAAAGAGTGTGGAGACTGGGCTGTGCAAAATGAAAAGCACGGTTTTTGGGGAGGGTACTCTCCAGAGGAAAGAAAACAAATACGAGGTAAGTTAAATATAATACTTAAAGAAGATGTCCCTCATGCTTTATACGGGTAGACTATTACCTTAACCTACTGAAAGTTGGACTTATGGCTGCAGAACCAGTAATCAGTCCTGTACCTATTTGTGAAGTATGTTGGATGGACAATCATGCAAAGTGGGAGCCAGAGAGTATGGACACCACAGGGCGAATAATTATGCGTCTAAAAGGCGTAGATGTTCCTAATAAAGTAAATAATGGATCTGTTGAGGTATGCGCTATGTGCGGGTCAGTGACCATAGCTGGAATATTTGAAATGAAACTTACTAGCGAAATGTATTTTTTGGATCAGCAGAGTCCAGATTTTGAGCTTAATATTAACCCTGAAGATGATCAAATATAAGGTAGGAATATGAGAAGCGATAGACCGGGTGACTTTCTTTGGGAAGAGTGGGAAGGATCTGGATACGATCCACAGGTAGACTGCTCGGTTATTTATTACACCTTTGAACATATTGATCTAGAGAATGACTTGGTAAGAAGAGCTTTAGCTTCCGCTTTACAAAGAGATGGAGTAGCGATTTCTCTTGGAGATGGATTTAATTTAATTGACAAGTGCTCTCCAAATTATGGGTGGACTGGAATAATAGAAGATGAAGAAGATTATGTAGTCTGCAATGAGTTAGGTGAGACAGAGTATGGAGATTTAGTTGATTCTATCTTTCCTGCAACTTGGATAGAAATATAATTTAAGATAATCGTGTCATAACCGATATTTTTATAATTTATAGTCTACTATAGTTATGTGTGGAAACCAGCAGAGAATCTTAATTGGCAATCAGAGGCTACTTGTGCCAAGCCTTCTAATAGGTACGCTTTAGACTGGTTTTTCTCTAAAGACTTTAAAGAAAAATATGCGGCTAAGAACATGTGCTTTACCTGTCCTGTGCGCTCAGAATGTCTTCAGTGGGCTCTAGAGCATCGTCAAATCTGGGGTATCTGGGGCGGTAGAGATGAAGTTGATATTCGCAGAGCTCTGTCAGTGTCCTACAACGGTGAAGAGACAAGACGTCGTAGATTTCCTAATTGTCCATACTGCACAGCTAGACCTTCAAAACTAGAAACTTCTATTGAGCAACTTCCTAATGGAGGACGATGGACAACAGCAAAAGTTGTTACATGTACAGAGTGTGGTTTTGCTTGGAGAAGTAGAACCAGTGCAAATGCAGTTGAAGCTTACAAAGCAGATCGTGTAGAAAAAACTACTAAGAAAACTAAATCTAAAAAATCTTCCTCGTCCAAACTTGCAAACCCTGCTCTAGAACATTAACTTTATTTGCATAAGGAATCAAAAATGCATCAACCCCTGTTTTAGGCTGATCCATTTTAGGTAAAGAAGCTCCCCACATATAATCATCAAAGGCAAGTATTCCTCCATTGTTAAGGCAGGAGTACCCGTCTAATCCATCTCTAAGGGCCCAGATTGCATGATGATCTGCATCTACATAGACAAACTCATATTTTTTATTATTTGACTTAAAGAATTCTTTAGTTGTCATTTTCTTTTTTATTAGCTGACCTGAGTCAAGGAAAGGTCGTAGTTTTTGATCGTAGGTTTCTTCTACACTTTTCCAATCCATATCCATGTGCTCTTCTTCTTCAGAGCCTTCCCAAGTATCTACATCTGTTAAAGTTGATTCTGGGTGGGTGAGAACATTATCAAAAAGCCATGCAGAAGCATCCCCTGTGTAGGCTCCTAGCTGGAGAAAATCTACCTTTACATCTTTATACGCAGGTAAGAATTTAGAGAAGTTATGGATAGCTCCGCCCTCAATAAACCAATTAGGATATGTCATGCTTTCTGCTCGCAGAACGCTAAGTTATTAGCAAGTCTTTCCTTGTGCTCTGGAGTAGCAATCTCAAAAGCAGCTCTTGCATGAACAACTGCATCTTGATATCTTCCTAAGTTGTAAGCAGCAATTGCTGCCATATCGTGCGGTGTATGGCCCCAAGCCTCTGCTTCACAGAGATACTCCATAGGCTTAACAGTGATTGCCAAAGCTTTCATTGCTATTTCATAACACTCTTCCCAATTGGCAATAGAGTAGTAGTGTTGAGCGAGATCGACATATGCTTCTCTACGTTCTGGAGCTTCCTTTATTGCCATGGTAAACCACAGCTCTGCATCTTCTTTGGATATCTTTCCAATAAAACGCATTGATGCTGAACGCTCTGGTGCCCATCTTGCTGTATGTAGCTGTAGGTGACGTTTAAATTCTTCTTTTGCTTCATCAAGTCTGTTATAAAAATATAGCTCTCTTGCATAATAGAAAGCATTTCTATCATCATATGGATCTTCTTCTACAGAGATTTTTAGCAGATCTAAATACTGCCCTCGTGACTTCGTATTATCTGCGTGATGCTCCATAGTTGCCTGAGTCCAATACTGAACCTCTTGCATTCGGTCAGGAACTAGAACTTCGTGTACTGGATGTTTCCAACGATATCCGTGGCGAGCATGAATCTTATCTCCACCAAAGGTTAGGCCAGGAGTTCCATCTTCATTCCAGTTCCAAGTATAGTTATATCTAGGGCGAGTAGCTTTAGCTTCAAATGCTTTTTCAAGCTCTGCTTTCCATCCCGGTAACATAATCTCGTCCATGTCTAAAGGAATGCAGTAGTCAATATCAGATGGAAGTAGCCCTAAAGAAACATTTCTTGCTTGATCAAAACGCCAAGGCTTTACACATATAGATACAACATTGATTCCTAAAGCAAGAGCCTTCTCAATAGTTTTATCTGTTGATCCTGTATCTGCTATGAGCAGATAATCTGCCTCATCTTTTACAGAGTTGTACCAAGTTTCAACAAACTTCTCTTCATTAAGGGCTATCGTGTAGACGGCTACTTTCATTTTATTTCCTCGTCTATCCCATCTTTGTATAGGAGAGTTGAGTGTTTAAATTCTACATCTCTTTTACTTATATATCCGCCATCTTGATCTAGTTTCATATCAGCAATGTCTTTGCTAGGAGCTAGTATTTGAACAAGCATAACTACCTCGTATGTGTAACAAGAGGTATCTTTATACATATCTTTTAAGGCAGGTTCTGTATTGTTTGTCATTGATAGTCCTTTTCTATTTTTATAAAATATTTTAGTAAGGAGTTGCCCCACTAAAACTAGCATTTGCAGCTCCCGACCAAAATCCTCCACTGCCTCCATCAAAGTATGACTTTAGCGTAGTTGACTTCTCTAGCATAACAGAATCCACATAAAAAATCTCACCTGAAACAGGTGAAGTTGTAGGAATTCTGATAATGGCAAAGTTTGCCCCAGCATTCTTTACAAAAGAGCCGCTCAATCTCACCCAGTTTCCCGTATATAATAAAGATTGAGAACCAATAGTTTCTGCAGCAACTGTTCCACTAGAGTCTTGGGCCGCATATTGTAGAACACGAAAAGAATATACTGCTTCTGAAGCACCGACCCCAAGTTTTATATAGGCACTTAGGTAGTAAGTACCTTCTCCTGCCACTAGTGGAATCATAGTTCCACTGTTACCGAACTGAGCACCTGAAGCATTAGAATTAGTGATAGATAGAGATGCAGATCCAGTATTAAACTCACCTGTAGTTCTAGCAAGAGTAGCTGCGCCAAAACCAAACCAGTTAGTGGTGTCTACTTCAAAAGATGGATTAGTAATATAATTAACTCTATATCCAAGAGCTGCAGGTTCGGCAGGATTTTTTAAAAATCCAGCTCCGCTAGCTATTCCTAAACTTAATGGCATACCTGCTCCTAACTATGTAAGCGCTAGGTCGCCAGCTAGGACCCATTCATTTGTTGCAATTTTAATAATAGATGCTGATGAGTATGTAGCTCTTAACTTGTTTGTAGGAGTAGATCTAAGTGTTACACCAGTATCTGGGCTAACAGTTACTTGACCTGCTCCGTACTGCATAATGTCAACTCGTTGTCCTATTGAGTATGCTGCTGCAGCATTTGCAGGAATGATAATTGACATAGATGTTGCTTTTGTACATCTAATGAGTTTTCCAGCATCGCCCAAAACTAATGTATATGTGTCAGTTTTAACTTCAATTGGTTGAACTGTATCCCAAGTTCCACCTGCTCCAGTCGGACCTGTAACTGTTGAAGCCGCACCTGTTGCGCCAGTTGCTCCTGTAGGTCCTGTGACTGTACTTGCAGCTCCTGTTGGACCTGTAGGTCCAGTGACTGAGAGTCCTGCTATACCTGTAGGACCCGTAGGACCTGCTGCACCAGTTGGTCCCGTTGGACCTGTCGGTCCACCAGAAGGCCCTGTTGGTCCTGAAACACCCGTAGGTCCAGTAGGCCCTGTCGAACCTACCCCTGTAGCACCAGTTGGCCCAGTCGGTCCAACAAAAGGCCCAGCATTGATCCATGCGGAGTTTTGAGCGTCCCAAACATAAAGATTTGGTGAAACTATATACCCTTGCCCTGCTGTACCAGTCGGGTTATCTGCTTGAAGTAATTGAAGAGTTGCATATGAGCCTAATATAGAAATACCAGAACCTTGCGGTCCTGACGCTCCTGTTGGACCTGCATTGCCTTGTGGCCCTACTGGTCCTGTAGGTCCTGTAGGAGCAATTGTAGCTACAGTGCTAAAACCACTTCCTGTATACAAGCCAACTGCATTAGTAGAACTATTAACCCAGATATCTCCAACTTGAGGAAATCCTGGCTGTGTTGATTGATAAACAATATTTGATCGACCACTTGACTCGTAAGCTACTGTAGTGGAGAAAGATGCATTAGCCGTACTTGCTGCTACATAAATTTTATCTCCAACGGTCATTGCAAATCTAAAAGTTTCAAAAGACTGTCCAACACCAACAACTAAACTGTTTACAATATAAGCACGAGTAGCTGGGTTACCTGGAGACTCAACGGGTTCAACAAAGACAGTTGCATTGAGCTCTATAGTTCCTTTATTAGCAATAATAACTGAGGCAACGCAAGCGACGTCTGCAGTAGTAAGAAGTGTGAATGCATTTGTATATGCAGCAGGAGATGCAACTCCTAAACGTTTAACTGGCATCTTTGTGTCTCCTTAGATCGCACTCAGTGATTTGTGGGTAATGGTACCAACCATACCAGCGTGTGATGCACAAATATAGCGATACCCGCCAGATGCAGCTGTTACAGGAACATTCCAATATAGAGTTCCAGTAACCTTACCTTGAGCGTTTGCGTTAGTGGTTAAAGTTCCACCTGTAGTAGAGTGGATTAATCCAGCAGTAATATCTACAAAACCAGCACCAATATCATGTTGTAGTTTAAAAGGATGGCTAGCTTCAGACAAGTTGAAAGCAATTGTTGCTCCGCCAAGAACAAAAATTGTTGGGTCATCTCCCGAGTAGTGACTGTTAAATTGATAGGCGGATGTTCCGTTAGCGGTTACAACTAGTCTTGCAATAGCAGAGTAGGCAACTTCGTCAATAGTTATTGATGCTGCCGTTGCGTCTGTAGTTCCACTAAAAGTTGCGACACCAGTAGCTCCTGTAGGTCCTGTAGGACCTGTAACACTTGCTCCTGTTGCACCTGTCGCACCCGTAGGACCCGTAACAGTTGAAGCAGCACCCGTAGGACCTGTAACACTTGCACCTGTCGGTCCAGTGGGGCCAGTGGCTCCAGTGGCTCCAGTTGGTCCACCTGAAGGGCCTGTTGGTCCTGTTCCTCCAGCTGCTCCAGTTGGACCTGTCGGTCCACCAGAAGGCCCTGTTGGACCCGTCGGTCCAGTGACAGTCGAAGCTGCGCCTGTCGGTCCTGTCGGTCCAGTTGGTCCTTGAATTCCTGTAGGCCCAGTTACGCCGCCAGCAGCTCCAGAACCAACCTCTGCCCATGCTGCTGATGTTTTTACTTCTAAACTTTCGGTTTCTGTGTTAAATCTTACATAACCAGCTTCTGCTGAGGCAGGGCGTTGTGCTGTAGTTCCAGACTCTAAATATAAAGTGTTGTTGTCGCCACGAATAACTTTGTTGGTAAAAGTCTGAGCAAGATTTACTGGAAGAGCAGAATCTTCTTGTGATACACCATTAATACTAAAAGATGTTAAAGCGAGAGTTGATCGTACATATACTGTATCACCGTTATTTATAGCAAATCTAAAAGTCTCGAATGACTGACCTACCGAAACAGTTATATTAGACGCTATATATGCATACTGAGCAGGAATTGTTGCATTTGAAGGTACAACCCAAATGCTTATTTTTGTTAAAGGAGTTGCATTAATTGCTTTATTAGCTACGACTACAGAAACTAAGTAGTTTGCCGTAGCGTTATAAAGAACAATATCCTCGTTGGCTACAGGATTAGAAAGTCCAAGTCTTAAAATTGGCACTTTTTCCTCCTAAGCCTGAGCTTCAGACCATGTAAGTTTGGCTGATGTTAGTGTTGAGTTACCTGTAAGTCGTGCAACTGCAATTGTAATAATATCAGGTCCATCAGGGAAGATGCTATCTCCACCAAGAATAGAGTTTGACATTTCAAAGAGTGAACTTACATCAACAGTTGTTGTTCCTTCAATACCAGCGGATGCACCGCCAGCTCCACGGAAGTTGTAAACCTGAACTCCACCAGATACGGTATCAGCAGCAGTGTGCTCGACTACTTGGGTCAAGGAAGGTGCATCTACACCAGTAAAGTTCAAGTTGTTAAGGCGTGGGTTGAGAAGAACCTTTACGTCAACAAGGTTTGTTGCTGAAATACCAATTTCCTTCAAACGAAGCTGCATGCGGTTAATAACATCTCGATCACCAAGCTTACCTGTCAAACCAGAAGATACTGATGGGCTCAAACGTAGTGAGATAAGTGGCTGGTAGTTTGGACCAGAAGTATTATTTAAAGATCCATCTGGATATAGGAAGTATGTAAACTGAGTGTTTCCTGTACCAGTAAAGTCAATGACTTCAGAGATAATAGATCCAGATTCAACTAGAATTGTTTGGTTAGTTCCAACAGATGGATATGTAAAGGTAGTAGCTCCAGTAACTGTTACTGTAAATGCACCGTTTGCAACTCCAGTAGGAGATGTTACTGGTTGATTTGCAGTTAGAACCGAGTTTGTTACTCCGTAGATACCAACATACATACCGCTTGTCAGGTTATGTGCAGAGGTGGTTGTTACAGTCATCACGTTGCTAGTTCTTGCAAATGAAGCACCAGTGCTAATAGTTGCGTTATTAGGTGCTAAATGTATTAAGTTTGCAGAGTTAGCAATTACTTTATATCGAGCACCGTTTGTTAGATTTGCAAAAGTGTTGGACCCGATAATTCTAGTTGGAGGGTTTAGTAGGTTTGATCCTCGTAAACCATTTGATCCAATAGACTCGAACTGAACAACGTCTCCGCTTCTAAAACCGTGAGTCTGAACAGTCATCAAATCATTTGTTAAGTTGATGCCAGTAGAAGCAAATGACTTTGCAGTTGTTCCACGGATGTCCAAAGTCTGGCTGTTCTGAGTAAAGAGGTATGCATTGTCATCATCAAAACGACCATCCATCATTACCGAAGTACCCCAGTGGAATAGGAATGGAATATATGTTGGGTTGCTGTATGTAACTACTTCATAACGAGCTGGCAAGTTACCAGAGCGGAAATATGATTCATAGAGATTGTTATTGTGAACAAACTCGTGAACATATTGAACTTGACCATCTGTTGTCTTGAAACCGAAGCGAATCTTTCCAGCTCCGTACCAAGAATAATCCATATAAGCCATTTGAATCTTGCTTAGGTCTAGATTATAACCAGTTACACCAGTTCCGTCGCAAGGATCAATTGACCAATCTTCCTGAGGAATCTTAGTATCAACAGTCTTTGTCACGATGATGCCTGACTTAGCAGGTGTCAGCGAGTGAACTGTTGTTGTTCCAACACTTGATAAGTTTACAAAACCTACAGAATCTGGATCTGCTTTTAGCTTAAATGTATTTCCAGTAAGTAAACTAATATAGTAAGTACGACCGTTGACAAGACCGCCAACAGGCTCTCCGTCAATTGAGTTGTAAACAACTGGAAGTAAATCACTAAAACCGTGTCCAATAATTGTAAATATATCTGTCGATGTATTTATTACTGTTGCAGGATTAAATTCTTTTTCTGTGCCAGATGAACCCTTATATTCAGGACGAACTGACATACGAGTCTGGCTGTCAATTTGAGTTACGCGATAGCTTTGGCCACGCATAACTACATAGTCACCAACGACGAGCTGAGCTTGGAAACTTGTGCCAGTTCCAAAGATAACTTCGTTACCTTGTAGAGCAGCTACTGTTCCAGCCATCTGCTGTGTTGAAGAACGACGGCAAGCATAGATTTTTTGTCCGTCAAACTCAAAGAACATACCGTTCTGGAAGTCGAACATACCAGTACGAACAGCTCCACCAGACCATTCACGAACAAAGAACTGAGGGAATCCATAAGCACGAACTTCTGGAATACCACCAGACTTGGAAATTCTAAATTCTGTAAGACTTGTAACAGTTACTTGGAACTCACCGTTATAAACTGTGCTTGTAACCCCCGCTGAATCTTTTGCTTCACTGATTTTAATAAACAAGTCATTAACTAAACCATGTGGTCGACGTGTTCTACATGTGATAGTTGTATCGCTACTCTTAACCATACTTTCAATGTCAATAGATGGTTTAAAGTTAATACCGCAAGATGTTTGTAGACCTTTACCTGACTGGTAACGGAAATACTTACGAGTCTGACGAACAATCTGACCCCATGAAGTACCAGTTCCTACTGACATTTCAACGCCACCATCAAATGGACGGTGCAGTGAGTATCCTTCTGGACGAACATAAATAAATGTTGGGTATGAGTATGACACAGCTGTATACGCGGCAGCATAAGGACGATCAACAGAAATCTGTGTATCAGAACCAATAGCAGCAATACGGCGAATAATTGGACCGATAGGAGTTGTTTTTGTTAATGTAAACAAAGAACCTGTTCCAAGAGTACTTATATCGGAAACCCCTGTATTAGATGTAGCATCTGAAGCAGAGCTGTGCAGAGTAATCTCTGTTGCGCTCACTGCACGAACAAAATAATAGTAACCATCAACTAATGGGCTAGGAGATACTCCACCACCTGCAGCAAACTTAACAGCATCACCAGTAACAAAGTTGTGTGTGCGTGTGATTCGGTTAGTTGTTGTGTTAACGTTTACTGAAGAGAAGTCTGTCTGATCTGAATATAATCTAAATGCAATACCTACGCCAACATCAGTTATATCAACTACATCTGTATTATTTGTAGCTCCTGCTGCAGTTGTATGCAGTGTAAAGGATGTAAACGATGTATTTCTTACAAAGTAAGAATCACCGTTTGTCATACCTCCTGGAGTTGTTCCTCCACCGTTATTAAAGATAACTTGAGTTCCAGTGACAAAATTGTGAGCTTTAGTAATTGTATTGTTCACATTTACATCTGCTGCAGCAAAAATTAAGTCAAGGTTGATAGTGTTTGCATTTATAGTAAATGTAGTACCAGTTCCAGCTGCTGTAAAGTTTACAGTTCCAGTTCCAGCTAAAGCTCCAGCAAGAGTTGTGTGTAACGCGATGGTTGAAGTAGAAGCAGCTCTTACAAAATAAGTTCCGCCTTCTACAAGAGCTCCTGCATCAGTTGTTGGTGCTGTACCACCTCCAGCAGAGAAAACTACTGCTTGTCCTGTAGGAAGAGTGTGAGATACAGCAATTAAATCTGTACCTGTATTTATATCTGCTGCAGCAAATGTAATAGCACCATGTGTCTTGGTTACGTTAGGTGGGAATAGACGGAATCTGTCTCCTACTTTAAGAATCTTAGTAAACTGAGTACCAGAACCTGAAACAAGAACAGATCCTGATGTGATATTTACAGAACCAGCTCCAGTTACATTTCCGTTAATCTGATCAGATGTGAAACTATGTGAAACACCTGTACCAAAGTCTGTGACTGTAATAACAGTTCCACCTGCTGCATTCTCTGCTGAAGAAGCGAGACGTAGGTAGTCCTTATTAATTGCAACTACATAATAATTAGTTAAGTCTGCTAAACCTGAGATTACAGTTGCCGCAGCTCCCTTAGAGTAATTTACTTTTGTTCCTGTTAAGAAACCATGTGATGGGATAAAGAAAGCGTTTTGCTGAATATCAATAGCTGTTCTTGGGTTAAATGTTTTTACAATCTCTGGAACTTTACCCTGTGCTTCAACAGTAAATGTTGTTGGCGCATTTACGTTAAGAGAGGTAATGGTATAAATACCATCTGGAGTCTTGCTTAGAGATGTAAGTGTGTGACGTCCTACACCTGCTGGTGAGTTAGTGATGTCAACTGCAGTTCCAGCTAAAGCATTTTCTGGGGTTGTTGCAAGTTTGATGTTGTCCTTATCAATGAAGATAACATAATAAGGAGTTGCAGTTACCAAACCATTAACTACAGTCTGACCTTTAGCGTCATAGAGAACCAATTCTCCTGCTAAGAATCCATGACCTGGAACAGTAATAATATCATTTGTGTAGTCAAGAGAGGTAATTAAAAGCTGTTGAGTTCCAGTTCCTGGACCAGTGATGTTTGCATATGGACCGCTTGTCACACCAGCGGCAGTAGAAGAAAGCTTTACAATGCTAGGGTCAATTTTTTTAATGTAATAAGTTGTGTTATTAGTTAAACCTGGAATTGTAGTTCCACCGTTATTTGAATAACGAACTGCTTGACCGTCAACAAGTCCGTGATTAGCAATATATAACGTATCTTCAGAAGCATTAACTGTAGAGAAGATAAAGCTATGAGCAGTACCAGTTCCAGCTGATGTAAGGTTGATATAGTTAGCAGATGAAAGAGTCAGCTTCAATCTAATTCTATTAGCATCAATAACTTCAGATACATAATATGTTGAACCGTCTACAAGTGGTAGGATCGGTGTTCCTCCACCAGTGCTATAAATAAGAGGTTGATCAACTAAGAAACCATGGTTATTGATAGTTAACGTGTCTTGAACTGTATTTACAACTACACGACTAATTGTTGAGCTTGTAGAAGTTTCTCTAGACGACGGAGTTGTTAAATTGATAGTTGTAAAAGTAGGACTTGGAGTAGTGCTTAAACGGTATGTAAAATTATTAACTTTATTTACATAATAAGTTGTTGCATTTATAAGACCTGCAGGAGCTGTTCCATTAAAATTAAGAACTACTGCTTCACCATCTAAAAGGGTATGTGCAGTTGCAGAGTAGATTAAATCGTTCTGTGCATCAAAATTGATTGGGACAAATGTATGATATGAGCTACCAGTTGCAGCAATAGTGATCTTATTTGTTCCTGCCTCTGAGTCAGCAGCTGTTGGGTAAACTTCGTTACCAGTTGTAAATGTTGACACGATAGTCATTACAACGGAGCCTTCACCAGTATTGTAGGAAGTTAGATTTGTAATAGCAGCACCATTAAAAGTACTCACTCCATCATATAAACCTGTTGAAGTACCTACAGTATTTGCAGTTGGTGTGATATATGAACCACCACCACCACCAGAACGATCTGCAATAGTAGTGCGTGCACCAGCACCACCAGAGTAGCCACCGCCACCACCAGATTGACCTGATGTATCACCATCTGATTGACCGCCACCGCCAAAACCGCCGTAACCACCAATGCGAGCGTTAGTAGACATAGACAAACCGTCTAAGAACGAGCCTCCACCAATCCATGTATTGGAAGTAAAAGTTCCATTTTCACCTCGAGAGTAGAAACCACCACCTGCAGCAGAACGACCACTAGTTGAGCGACCACCGTATCCTGCTACTCCACCAGCAATTACACCAGTTTGAGAAGATCCACCTAGTTGAGTTAAAACAGCATCTTGACCTGCACTAGCACCACTATCTGCAGTACCGCCACCAGCAACAAATAGAGGCTCGTTACCAGTTTTGCGAACAATAAATGTTCCTCCGCCAGAACCGCCATACAGACCATTTGCTGTTGGAGCATTACCTCGCTGGCCTACAGCAATAGTAATAATTTCACCTTTAGTAAGAGTTACACGACCCTTTACTGTCGCTCCTCTACCAGCTGTTCCAGCACCAGTTCCTTCATAACCTGAAGCACCAGAAGCAGTAAATTCATATACGCCAGATACGGGCACTGTCCAGTCTTGATAACCTTGATATAAACCTTGAGTTAAATATGTACCATGCCAAGTAGTTGAATATGCAGCCGAGATCTGAGCAGTGTTTGGGCCTAAACGACCAGTTTGTCCGCATGTAGTAAATGTGTGTGTATTAGAAGCAACTGTATATAAGGCATTTGTTCCAGAGAAGGTTGATTCAACGTTTTTGAGGAAGTAGGTATTTCCGCTTGTAAGTCCAGTCAATGGGGTACTGTCAGTAAAGTACTTAACAGCTTGATTTGTTGGAGTAGATATACCAATAGCAGTAATATTGCTATACACAATTGGAGTGTTTAAAAAAATTGTTCCAGCCGTAGAACCAGTCAAATTTTTTCTAGTATTTCCACCAGAAGTAGTAGTGAGAGCTAAAACTTGTGAAGTTTCTATTTTTGCATAGGCTAATTCACCCTCTGATAACCCAGCAATTGCTCCAATTCCGTTGTTATAAATATAGCTCGCACCATTTACTATGGCTGCAGGAATATCCTTGTCTCTGAAATAAATGTAATCATTTTCAGTATTAATATTTACTCGTCGAAGGCTGTGTGTTCCACCTGTACCTGCTGCGTTAATATCTATTGGCATTTTTTAGTCCTAACCTAGTTAACCGCGATTGGATAACGAATAATTACAATTCCTGAGCCACCGTTACCGCCAGTGTATGCACCGTTGTTTCGGTTACCTGCAGCACCGCCGCCGCCGCCTCTATTATTTGGAGCGGCTGATCCATTGCCTTGAACGCTTGCTGCTAATGCTCCAGAGGTACCGCCAGGAGCACCACCACGAGTAGTTCCAGTACCGCCACCACCTTCAGCGTATGTAGTTACAGTTCCGCTAATTGCAGAAGAATATCCAGCACCACCAGGACCACCTTCACCGCCAGTAGATGCTCCACCAGCACTGCGCCAACCACCGCCGCCTCCGCCGCCAGATGCTCCAGGGACACCACCGTTATATGCAGAACCATTACCACCGTTGTTGCCTTGTGGAGGAGTTCCTATACCACCTACGTTATTTCCACCGTCTTGGTTACCACCACCACCACCAGATGCTCCACCAGTTCTAATTGCGTTCCACCAGTTACCACCAGCGCCACCACCAAGAGCAGTTAAACCGAAGACAGAGCTTGGGTTACCGTTAAGACCTGCGTTTGAACTAGAAACACCAGTTGCACCAGCTCCAACAACTACAGAGTATGTGATTGTTGAAGGTACAAATGTTCCAGCAAGAATACCGCCAGCACCACCACCACCAGCAAGACCTTGGTTGTTATCAGCTCCACCACCAGCACCGCCGCCACCAACAAGGAGATACTCAAAGTTTGATGCAGTTCCTAGTGATTGAACTTGGAAGTTAGCTGTTCCAACAGTAGAGAATGTATGTACTCGATATGTTCCATCAAGAGTTGTTGTTGTAGTGGTTGTTCCACCAGTTGCAACAGGGGCAACAAAGTCAACTGCAGGAGTTAATGGGTAGCGAAGAATAACAATTCCAGTTCCACCAGGACCAGAAAGACCATGGTGTCCGCAACCGCCTCCGCCTCCGCCAGTATTTGCTCCACCAGCACCGCCGTTGTTAGCAGGATCTCCAGTTGCAGAACCGTTACCACCAGAGTTAAGAGCCTGTCCTCCACCTACACCAGAAATATTTCGGGTGTTAGAGCTTCCTCCTCCACCGCCACCAGTACCACCGTTACCTGGACGTGAACCATCTGTGTAGTTACCGCCTCCGCCACCGCCACCAAAGAATAGTGTTGCTCCAGTAATAGTTGTTGATATACCTGTGCCACCATCTCCACCTTGGTTGAGGGCTTCGCTGCTTTGACCTCCAGCAGCTCCTGCGCCACCGCCACCAGCGCCACCAGTAAATGAACGTGGACGACCGCCACCTAAACCACTATTACCGCCAGAAAAACCTTGTCCAGATGCTGGAGATCCACCAGTGCCAGTTCCATTTTGGAAACCACCAGCTCCACCTCCTGAACCACCAGCACGACCTGCTCCATCAGCGTAAACACCGCCACCGCCGCCACCTGTTGCTGACAATCCAAATACTGAAGAAGGACCTCCGTCATTTCCAACTACAACAAGTGATGCAGATGTGCTTCCTACCCCAGTGCCACCGTTTCCGACTACTACTGGGAATGTTCCAGTTGTTAGAGTACGAGTTCCTGTAAGAATACCGCCAGCTCCACCGCCGCCTCCAACATAAGAACCACCTGATCCTCCACCGCCAACAATGAGGTATTGAATATTAGAGTCAGTTCCAACCGAGCTAACTACAAAGTTAGATGTTCCAACTGTTGTAAATCTATGTACTCGATATGTTCTTCCACCAGGAATTGTAATATCAGATGTACTTACTCCACCAGTAGCTACCGTTGGGTTAAATACAGTAGAATTCAATCTAACGTTGTGTGTATCTAAAATTTCTTGTACAAAATAGAACTGAACTGCATCTCCAGCATCTACAGTCCCGAAACGACCACTGACTGGGAATGTGTACTCAACCATATCAGCAAGGGTAAATCCATGGTCTTTAACATGTACTACATCTTTAGTTATTGATACACCAATCTTTTGGAATGTCTGAGTTCCAGTACCGCCAGATGGGACAATCACTGCTGATGACGCTGTTGGTAGCGCTTTAATAGTGATATTGTAAAGATTAGGTGTAGCGCTAGGCACAAATGATGCTATAAAATAAGTTTCATTATTCACTAAATTAGTGGCAGCAGACCCTGAGGTGCTGTACCTTACCATTGCTCCAACATATAAATCAAGACCAGCTCCTGCAGTGACACTTACTAGAATAGTGTCAGAGTAACCTAAAACAGTGCTAAAACCGTTTGTTTCATTAATACTTCCAGATTCACCAACATATCCTCGGTTTCCGCCATCAAAAAGTTTTGCAGTGTCCTTAATTACAGTAAGATTGATTTCACTAACTGGGTCTCTGTTATTTCCAGCAAAAGTACGAGCTTGATTTGCAAGCTGAAATGTCCCTGACATTGAAGATGTAATATCAATTGCAGTACCGTTTGGGGTAGAACTCACTTGAAAAGTAGATGAACCTACTGGAATATTAAGAGCAGTTGTTGTTTTTAGAAAAACAACTCCACGGGGGTTAGTAGAGAAATAACCATCCGAAGCGGGTGATGTTAAGTTATAGTAAAGTGGAGTTCCTACAGTTTTTCCTGAAAAATTTTCTGTACCGTGAGATACAGTTATTGTGTCATTTAATGTACTTACGCCACTAATTGTACTTGTTGAGCCGCCGATAACTGCGCTATTAGACCAATCAATATTTAAAGTTGAAAGTGAGTTAGAGCCGTCAAAACTTTGAGCAGTGGCAGAGTTTGAAGAGTCAAAAGATTTTGCAGCAGTGTTTGCTGCCTCAAACTCTTGAGAAATTGTTGAGTTTAAATTTAAAAAGTAAAAAGGTGTGTTAAGACCAAAACCATGCGTTGAATCTGTTGTTACTGTAAGCGTAGAGATTGCTTCGGCATCTGTAATAATACCGTCTGCATCCGAAACACGAATCTGAGATCCTTGGAAAAACTCACCTGTAATAATAGAAGAATAAAGATCTTCAATAGCATTATTACCATTTTGCTCGTCCTTACAAAGGTATGTAAAAGTAAGTGAGTTTGGAATAGAGTTAATAACGTATGAACCATCTGCAGTAACTGATTTAGTTCCAGTTACGTTAATCGGGATACCTACCGCTAACCCGTGATCAGTAGCTGTAATTACTGTAATTTCACGGGTACCGTTGTTTGTAGCAATAGATACAATACCTGGAATAGTGGTATCACCGCTCTTAGAAAAGAACGATGGAGTGTTGTTGATGAGCTCAACTGTTTCCCATTTGGTTGGCTGCAGACCATATTCAAAGTCTGTATCGATAAGGTTTTCAGGCTGCGAAACACGGAGTTTCGTTACTGGATCAATAAACTCCTTTGGGAAGATAATCTCTCCACCACCTGTACTTGAGCTACCACTGCTACCACCTAAGAAACCTGGCATTAGTTAGTACCTCTTTCAGAAAATAAAGGATATGACAGTAGAATAACAGTATTTAAGCACGTTGATTCTTTAAAATTCATTTAATTATACACCCATCCACCAAGACATAGAGGTTGAAAAAGAGCCTTGAGGACCAGTTGGTCCTGCAGAACCTGTTGCTCCACCTTGTGTTTCAATAAATACACCATTGCTATAAACATAGGTTCGAGCGTTACTTGTATTAAACCAAGCATCGCCATTTGTTGAGGTTTCAATATCTGGTTGTGTAGCACTTGCAGTAAATTTTCCAACACCACCAGTTGGACCAGTTGGTCCTTGAACTGTAGAAGTTGGGCCTGTAGGACCTGTAAAACCAGTTAAACCTCTAGGACCAGTTGGTCCTTGAGGTCCTGTAACTGTTGATGCAGCTCCAGTTGGACCTGTTGGGCCAGTTACTCCTGGGTTTCCAGTGTTTCCTTGTGAACCTTGAATACCTTGAATACCTGTGGGACCTGTTGGACCTTGAGGTCCTGCTACAGAAGATACGGGACCAGTTGGTCCAACAACTCCAGTTGGGCCTGTTATACCAGTAGGTCCTAAAGGACCAGTTGGTCCTTGAATTCCTTGAGGTCCTGTAGGACCTGTTGGTGTTACACGAAGTGCTTCCCAATAAACACCAGTCCAAACCCAGGACTGACCACCAACGGTAAATACTTCCCCATTAGCCGCTGGGGTTGGGAAGTTAATAGCTACCATGTGATCCGTCCTCTCTTTCTTTGATTTATATGTATTTTATCAGTTATTAAATTTGTGGTTCTTCTATTCCAGAATTTTTCATACCAACATAGGCTTGCGCCCAATTTGCTGCTGAAGCAGATGATTCCCATGGGCCGCTCTCATCAATAACATTATTGCCATAAAGAATTTGTACTAGGGGTCCATTTACAGCAAAAGGACCACTTTCAATAAGTAAATATGAAAACATAATAGATTCCTTTTCTATACCGAATAAGTAATTCTTCCAGCTGCACCTACAGCTAGACCGTTATTATTGTCGATATATACACCATTAATATTTAATGTATCAAAACCGCTAGTTCTTTGAATCCAAGTAACTCCGTCAAAAGAGGTAGCTAATTTGCCACTTGCCCCGCCAGCGATGTATGTTCCATCTGAGGATATAGATACTGCTCTAACGGTTGAGGCTCCAAAACTACTTGTAGGAAATGCTTGAGTCCATTCAGTTCCATTGTTTGAAAATGCAAATTTACCAGCTTCTCCACATGCAAAGAATCTTCCACCAGATGTAGCTGTAACTGCAAAAATACTACTTGTACCGAAACTAGAAGTCCTCTGAGTCCATGTAGTTCCATTTGTTGATGTAGCAAGTTTTCCGTCATAACCTACTGCAACAATAATAGAGCTTGAAGCCCATAAACCATTTATATATGTTGTACCAAATGAAGAAGTTCTAAGTACCCAATCAATACCGTCTACAGATGTAGCAAGCTTTCCAGAACCACCTGCTGCAATCCATAGAGAGGCAGACGGTGAGTATGTAACTGCAAGAATAGGAGTTGCACCAAAACCAGAAGAACGAGCTGTCCAATTTATCCCATCTGGAGATGTTGAAATTTTTCCAGAGCTTCCTCCAGCAACATACAAATTGTTTCCATAGGAAACACACCAAATACTATTTCCTTCAAAATTACTTTCTCTTTGTGCCCAGTTTTGAGTATCAGAAGATGTAGCAATTTTTCCATTATTTGCAACAGCAACATATCTATCTAATGATTGATTATAGTTTACTGCGTTTATATTTGATAAAGCAAAAGTACTATCTGTAACAGGTAACCATGTAACAGGAGTAAATGGAAAAGCTAAGGTAGCGTGCATAGCGTGAACTGATATCAGCACATTACACCGTCAAGTTTCCACTTAGCAGCCACTCATTAGCAGCAAGCTTAATTAATGAACCAACAGCATATCTTGCTTTAGTTGTAAGTCTAGTTCCTTCTGATCTAATAGTAACTCCAGCTTGTCCTCTTACAACTACCTGACCTACTCCAAGTTGAGTAAATACAACTTGAGTTCCAATAGGAAAGGTGTATGAATTAAATCCATCTAAAGGAATTGTTAAATCTACTGCGGTAGAACTGTTCATTTTAACAATTCGTGCAGCATCTCCCGATGTCAAAATTATTGAAGTTAAATAGTTAGATCCAGTTAATTCAAAATTAGCTGGTCCTGTAGGTCCAACATTTCCTTGAGGCCCTGTTGGTCCTAAATTACCTTGTGGTCCTGTTGGGCCAGAAACTGTACTTACAGGTCCTGTAGGTCCTGTAATACCTTGTGGACCAGTAATACCTTGTGGACCTGTAGGTCCAACAATTGGTCCAGCATTAACCCAGCTAGAACCATTCCACACATAAAGATTTCCATTTGCAGAAACTATATATGCGTCATTTACAGTATTTCCAGCTGATGGAAGATTTACTACGTTGGAAACTTGTCCTTTAACAGTGATAGAAGTTCCCTGTGCACCCGTTGCACCCGTAGGTCCTACTTCACCAGCACCAAGAACTAAAACCCAAGAAGCGTATGTATTTCCATTTCCATTAATTTTATCTACAAGAATTGTCACAGAAAGTCCGTTAATTACTGTAATAACGCCTTCCATAAAATTGCTTGGAACTGCGGTACTTGCTAAACGAGCTCTTGTTCCAACTGTAAAAGCATCTACTTTATTAACTGTAAAGTTTTTAGTAACTGAATTCTCAATAGTTAAATTGCTTAAGGAAGTTACTCCTAGATAGCTAGGGCCTACTGGTCCTTGTGGCCCAGTTATACCTGTAGGACCTGTCGGTCCAAGTGGGCCTTGCGGTCCAGTTACATTGCTAGCAGCACCTGTAGGTCCAGTTACACCTTGTGGTCCAGTTGGACCTTGAATTGTTGATGCTGAACCTGTTGGCCCTGTTGCGCCATCCAAACCACGAAGACCTGCTGGGCCAGTAGGTCCAGTTCCACCAACAGCACCAGTAGCTCCTGTTGGTCCTGTTGGTCCACCTGAAGGGCCTGTTGGTCCTGTACCACCTGTAGGGCCAGTTACTGAAGGACCAGTTGCACCAGTTGCACCTGCAGGTCCAGTAAAACCAGTAAAACCTCTTGGTCCTGTTGCACCAGTGGGTCCAGTTGGGCCTGTCACGGATGGACCTGTAACACCTACTTCACCTTGTGATCCTGTAGGTCCAGCGGCTCCAGTTGGACCAGTAATGCCTTGAACACCTTGTGGACCAGTAATACCTTGTGGACCTGTTTGACCTTGTGGACCAGTTGGGCCAGTTACATATAAACCTTGTGCACCAGTTGCACCTGTAGGTCCGATACCACCTGTTGCACCTGTTGGTCCTTGTGGACCAGTTGGCCCAGTTACCGTTGAGTTAGGACCCGTTGGTCCAGTAGCGCCTGTAGGTCCAAGAGATCCTACATTTGATGAAGCAGACTCTACCCAGTAGTCGTCGTAGTAAACAAATAATTTTCCTGTATCTGCGTTAAACCAAGCGTCACCTGCACGAGGTGAACTTGGTGGAGTAGAAGCTGCAACTGAAAATGTACCTGTTGCACCAGTAGGACCAGTGACAGTACTTGCTGCACCTTGAGACCCTGTAGGACCTGTAGGTCCGACTACTGTAGATATGACTAAGTTCCAAGAAACGCCATCCCAGCGCCAAGTCTGGACTCCAGATGTAAAAGTTTGATTAAGTGTTGGTGAGTTAGGAAAATCAATAGCTGCCATTTATATTTTCTCCTAACCTATAGTTGTGATTCATATGTGAGTTGAATAAGAATTTTATCATTTGCACTAAAAACAAAAGGTAAGCTATCAGTAACGCCGATACCTTCATCAAAAGTCCCTGACTGAGAGTGCATAAATAGTTGAACTCTGTCATTGAATCCACCAGTAAAAATTGCAGTTCCAAAATAATTCAAACCTGGACCTTCATCTCTCACAACAACCTGTCCTACTGGTTGAAAATTTTCAAATACTGCTGCTGTAGGGAGGCTTACAGAGTAAGTTCCAAGACCTCGACTAAATCCTGCGGTACCAGCAATAATACGAATTTCACCAATAATTGTTGCACCAATGTTTACATAGCGACCTGTAATACTTCCATTACCTATTACTGGATTAGTAGTACTTGCAGTAAGTAGTGGCGTATAGGTTGTCCAAGGAGTAATTGCAAATGAACCTGTAGGGCCAGTAGATCCAGTTGGTCCAGTCACTGTGCTAGCAGCTCCAGTAGGACCAGTAACTCCTGGACCTGTAGGACCTGTAGGGCCTGTTGCTCCAATAGCAGTTGAGTCACGACCAGCTGGACCTGTAGGGCCTGTTGGTCCGACAGCACTAGTGCGAACTAAACGCCAAGCAGTACCGTTCCAACGATATGTTTGAATTCCATTTGTATATGTTTGATTTAGCGTTGGGCTATTTGGAAAATCAATTGCTGCCATTTGTCATTTTCTCCTTAGCT